AATTTTAGTTCTCGGCACTACAACAGCAGTTGTAGTGTTAAAAGGACCAGCAGACATATTTGCACTGCCTATAGTATTACCGTTTAATCTTACAATTGGGCTATAACTAGAAAAACCTTGGAAGGTGTCGTTAGATAAAAAAGCCTGCAGTTCACTTAGATATACACCGTCATTATTAAATTCCATAATAACTCGTCCGCTAAATGAATTTTCTCCTGTGGTAAAAAACCCAAAACTCGAACCACTACCAATCTGACCAAATGGCGTTGATTCCTGTTGGACCGTATAGAAGTCTTCAAATAAAGTAGACGCTGCTCCGTACCCGTTAGATATTCCTATTTGACCAGAAGATAAACCAAATAAGTCTCTAACTGCTGTATCACCTAGACTAATTTGTCCAGTTAATCCTAGTTCTGTTCTTACGTCGCCTAGTGATATTTGACCTGACGATTGTAGAGCCATTTACTTGTTCTCCAAATCTTCGATACGCTTAGTAAGTTCTTTGACTGCTTCAATAAGTATAGCATGTAGTGCATCGTACTCTACAGTTTTGTAAAGTTCGTCTTCGGATCCAGTAATCAACGGCAGAGCTTTTTCTTTAACAGCTTCTGGCAGTATTTTTTCTAGCTGCTGTGCTATAACACCTGCAGATTTTTCACCATTGTGTTTTCTAGTAAATGTTACACCGTCTAACCGTTTAATTTTATCTACTGCATTTTCAACAGGTGCTATATCATCTTTTAATCTCTCGTCTGATACAGAAGTAGAAAATGCAATCACATCTCCGTCTGCATGAAAATCACCTACTGATCCGTCAAACAAGAATCTATTAGTTCCGTCGTCTGTAATGTAGAGATCTTTATCTGCATTTAGTTCCCAGTATGTATTGGTTCCGTCCGAGTATAATTCTGACTCGCCGCCGCTCGTTCCTAACAACAATCTAACATTATCGTTTAGTGTTAGGTTACCACTTGTTTTTTCGTCTGCTGCGTCAGACCTTAAAAACTGTGTAGAATCTAAGCTGTCAAGTGTAGCAGCATCGCCTCCGTCTGCTGAGGTTATAAAACTACTTAAATCTGGTGGAGTATACGTAAAAACACCGGTTGTGTTACTATATGTTAGTGTGCCATTACCGCTTGCAGCGTTTGAAGTGACACTTAGGTCTCCTAATACGATATAACTTCCTAAATCGCTGATTTGACTTTCAGTAATACTCAGAGCAGCTTGGTGTTGTGTTACAGAGCTCTGTGTAATGTTTGCATCTGGAACATTTGCCCAAGTAACAGCACTTGTTAGATCATTTGTTTCAGTAAAGCTATCCAAGTAACGACCATCTAAATCAACTGTGACTGTAGTTGCATCGCTACGTGTTAGGGTTAGTACACCGTTACTAGTGTTAAAACCTGCACTAGTAATCCTAGTTAAGTTTGTGTCGTCAAAGAGCGGACTGAAGTCAACCGTAAATGATGTAGCATCATCTCTTGTAAATGTTGCAATACCAGTTCCGCCATCTAGCGAACCACTTGTTAGTCTTGCTAGGTTAGTGTCGTCAACAGCCCAGCTTAGATCGATATTGTTTACTGTACCAGTTTCGTCTGTATATTGTAGTCTTTGATTTACACTATCACTTGTAAGTGTAGTAGTTGTTTCACTTGTTAGATATGATTGTAAATCACTAATTTGTGATTCTGTGATCGAAAGAGCTGCTTGATGTTGTGTTACATCTGCTTGTGTAACTGTATAATCTGTGATAAAACCACTGTCGTTAGTAAGAGTGCTAATGTTATCCNAAGGCTGAACAGCACTATCAGCTAATGCACCNTGNGCACTTGTNGCTGCATCAGTAATTCCATATCCTGCTAGTGTTGTAGGTGTGCCCGTTAATGAACCGAATGCACCGTCGAATGTACTGATTGATGTTCCGCTTATGGTACTATTAGCAGGAAGTGTAATTGCTGTTCCAGATGCTGTGATTACTGCACTTCCTAGATTAATACTTGCTCCACTTAGATATAAATCTCTAAATTTATTAGTAGCACTACCTAAATCATATGTTACATCTGTATCTGGAATCAAACTTCCTGTTACAGTTCCGTTTACGCTTGTTAGATATGAACTTAAATCCGGTGGTGTATATGTAAACACGCCAGTAGTATTGTTGTAGGAAACATCTCCGTCTCCGCTAGCAGTTCCTTCTGTGCCTACACTTAGATCAGTAAGGGTAATAAAGTTTGTATCGTTAGAAAAAGAACTTAGTGCACTTGGACCTGTAATAGTAATATTACCTTCTGCATCACTAGCAGTAGAAATATTAGTGCCGCCGAGTATTAGCATGCTTTCGCCGTCGTCTAAAAATCTTAGCGTACTATCATCAGCACCGACCGCAAATCTTTTGATAGCAGTATAGCCTTCATCAAGTCCTATTTCAATTTCGTTGTTACTGTTTCGTAGGACAGTAATACCAGGTCCAGAATTTACATTTATAGAAGATGTATTAGAGTTAACGTCTTGCAGTGTAAGTGCAGTTGTTCCTAGAGGTACGTAAATGCTGTAGTCTACGTCTATACTAAATGTGTCGGTATTTTCTGTACCAGTAAATTTAACACCTGAACTTGGATTTATAGTTAAGACATCTGTTGTAGAGTCTGCTTCTAATGTAGCTTCTACAGTAACTAGGTCTGGGGCAATAATCCTTATTTGTCTAAAAAAGTCATATATAGCTGGACTTGGCATAGGTTATTGTCCTTACTTGTCAAAATTATGTAATACAGTTACAGCTTTTCCTGTGGGCACTGGCGAACCAAAACTTATATACCAACCTGCTGCATAAGGACTTCCTGTGCTTGGACTGTTTCCTGATGGATTCTGCTCTAATGTATAGTTGGTGGTAGATATTTGAAATACATTTTCAATAAAAACTAAAATATTTTCAGCACTTGCAGGAACAGGAAAATCGCTATCTCCTGAATCTAAAGGACCAAACTTTGTTTCTAAGTCGTCACCATTTCCTAAATTCTGCTGGGTAATACCTACTGGATTAGGTTCTCTAAATCTTACTTTTCTCCAAGCACTGTTTTGATAAAATTCAAACTCGTTGCTGGTTGTGTTATAGCGCACATGTCCGTTGGTTGGACTAGATACAAATTCGGCATCGGTACCTACAGGTATAAGCATTACATTAGAACTATCTACAATAACTTCTTCGTCAATTGTATATTTGACGCCTTTGCCGTAAATATTTCTAAGGTTTGTATTTTGCGCTTTAAGTAGTCTCATTTATACTTCCAAATAACTTACTGTTGCTGCTAGATCTGTTAGACCTGAACCTATGTCAGGTGCTGCTACAAATGCTAATTTATCACCCGGAGTAAGCACTATTTTTTCACTGTCAAATGTAAAAGTTTCTCCTGCAGGTAATACCAAATCACTTACTACTTTTGTAACTTTATCTGCAAGAGGATCTCCTGACGGTATTAAGTGCATATCAAACTGTGCATCCGACGAACCTGTGTTGCAAACTAATACTGTTGTTATAGCCCATCCATCTACACCGCTAGGTACAGTTATAATATCTAGCTGTGTTGTTGTTAATTGTGCGTTTACTATTGCCATTGTTTCTTACCTTAAAATAACATGCTAAAGAGCAGTGATCTATTTTTACTTATTAATTCTCCTGAGGTGTCGTTGCTATTTCTATAGTATACGCCAACGTCACCTGACCTTGCAGGTTTTGTATAAAGTTTAACGCCATCTATCGGTGCAAGCGGATCTTGGCTTACATCGTCTTCGTGTGGTGTTTCTGTAATGTGTAGAACGTCACCTATTCTAACTGCACCAGTGCCCGGCGCTGTTATAACTAGATCTTGGTTACTAGCTTCAGTACTTATTTCATTACCAGACAGTTTAATATCTGATACTTCTAGTCTGTCTTCGTAAAAACTTGCAACATTTGTTCCTTGTACAGTAACTCTAACTTCGCTAGGAACATAACCTACTTTTTCAATTGTGCCGCCGCCTAGATAAGCACTTTCGTCGCCGCCGGTTGTGTCAATTTCCACACGTAAAATTGTAGGACTAATAATTTCTGTTATTGCTATGTTATTGAAGTTTAGGTTTTCGATCGGATCGCCGTTACCATTTACTCCAAATATATTAACAGTATCGTTTGTTGTAAACCCATGTTGTCCAACTGTAGAAATAATAGTCGTTTGTCCGTCTGTACTAATACTGCCTATACCTGCAATAGTATGAACTTGGTCTATTGCAGTAACATTAGTATTACCTTGTGCAATGTTGTTTGCAACCTGTGTGCTAACAACAAAATCTACATAGTCAACTACTGCCTTGGTATTAGGAATATTATCGTCGTCGATTACTAGTCCGCCAGGTGTAGGTTCTAAAACTCCGTTTGTGTAATCCCAAATTTTTTCTTCGTAATTACTAGTGTTAGTAACACTAATTACACCGTTTCCAGTGTTGACGTAAAAGTCTCCTTGTGCTACAATTCCAGGAGTATTAATCGGCAGTTTTTGTCCTGCTCCTGTACGAGCATAAAAAGTACCTTGTCCACTGGTGCCGCCTAGGTCCCACGATATTTGTTCATCAAAAACCCATTCAGCATTAGGTAAACTTCCGCGGTCAATTTCTATACCACTCTTAAATCCAACACTGCTTGGCAAACCACTACCTTGTGTGCCTTCGCTAAGAAGAAGAATATTGTCTGAAATAGTAACTTCTGTTGATTCAACTACGGTTGTAGTACCTTTTACTTCAAGATTTCCTGTTACAATTACATTTCCTACAAGGTCGCCTGTGTCAAGAGTAATGTTTCCACCATCTTGGACTGCGACTTTATAGTTACTATTGTATACGTTTAAAACTCTTGACATTCTTAAATCCTAAGTTAAGGGGGATTGCTCCCCCTTTTATTAGATAGCTGTTAGTACTAATATGTTTGAAGTTGAATCGTCTTGAATTTCCCAAGTATAGCGATTGTTATCAAAATCAATCATAGTGCGATTATGCACCTTGCGGATGTTCACTCCGTCTCCGCCTCCGCTAACATATCCTTTTAGAACCATTTCATTGTTGCCAGGTACATCTTTATCTACTAGTGTACAAATGCCTTCATTTCCTGTGCCGTCTGCTGCATCGTCAACTTTAAATCTAGTTTCTGAACGCTGGCGTAAAATAATACCGGTTTCGGATACTGCATTTGTACCTACTTTTACAATAGCTGTAAGTCTGTTTTCACCTGTTAGGTCTGGTGGTGATGTATCACCGTCTTGTGTGATTCCGAAAAATCTTTTATTTAAGGGACGTCCCATAATTTTCTCCTTTGTTTCGTCTCTGCCGTTCTAGGGTCTACGCGGTGGATTCCGCATAAGTCCTACTCTTTGGTAGGCTCCTATAATGACAATTGTATTTATCCAATCTTGATCTTTGTGGCTGTAGTGCTTAATTCTTTTACTTTTCCTATATACGTTTCGTCTAACATAACAATACTAGAAGTTACACTTTTAATGTCAACAATTCTGTTGTCTATAAATCTGTCAACACTTTTTATGCCATGACTTTTTGCTTGATTAACTAATTTAATAGCACCCTGAGGCTTTATAATATATCCGTAATAACCTACGTAGTGGTATCGATATTTTGTTTTTAATGTTTTTACAGACACTTTGTTTTTTGTGCTATTCAATGTATCCTGCAAGTAGTTTGGCATCCAATGATGAAACGATTCTAATCTTAAAATATCTTCAAATTTGTTTAGTATGTCCGTAGGAATTTCTCTTATAAAAACGCCATCGTGTTCACAAATTACTATAGGCTCATTTAAGTAAATGCAGTGTTTCCATAACTTAAAATGTGCAAGAAAGCATCCTTGTTGTCCTGCATGTTCTGCTTCTTTACTTGCAATCTTTGTAATATTATATTTAAAAAATTCTTTTTCAAAAGATTGTGTGATTTTTACACCGGGATGTATTTGTGCATCTAAGCCAAAACTTTTAGCTATTTCTATATTTTTATATCCAAGAGTTTCGCCAAGTGTGTGCCCAGGAAGGATTATATGAAAACTTTTCATACTAATACTTATAATAAAACGCCCGACAATTAAGACTCTACAATGCAACAAAGGTCAAAAAAATAGGGCCCGAAGGCCCTATTTGTTTTAGTTTAACTAAACTAGGATTAGCTAAAGCTAACGTTACCGTTAGTAATAGCTACTTTACCTAGGTAGTCTGCTGCGTTACCAAGCGACGAAGCAGTGTTAGTTAGTTCAACATAACCGTAACGTGTCATGAAGCTAACTACTGGTTCGAATGTCGCTGGGTCTAGTACAACACCTGAGCTCATTAGCGGGATGTATGGGCAGTAGAATGCCGCTGCATCTGATTCGCTTGTGCCTTTGTAACCGATTAGTACTGGTGATGAATCGTTAGCATATGTGTTTACATATACTTTCATCGCATTGTTTAGTGTACCAACCATCTTGGTGTTTGTTGGCGCTTCGAAAGTACCTTCTGTTGTACGAGCGAACGCTGAAGTAGTTGCTGACTGTAGTACAGTTAACGCGAATGGCGATACAACTGCCCAGTTACCAGCACCACGACGTGTACGCTGTGCAATCAAGTTACTTACGCGGTTGATTTGAACTGCTAGTGCAGCATGCTCATCACCTACGAAAGTAGCAGTACCACTTACAGCCGCTTGGTCGTAAGTTTCAACTGCTGTACCTGCTAGGCTGTTCAAGCTAGCTAGTACTTCTTGGTCAATTTCAGCAGTAATTTCTTGTGCTAGTGCAGCCATAATTTCTGCTTCAACGTCGATGCCATGCTGTGACTGTGCGTCTTGTGCAGCTTCGAAAGTCCAACGTGCGCTGAGCTTACGAGTCTTAGCTTCGACTGTTTGCTTCAAGATCTGAATTGACATTCTGTTACCAGCTTGTCCTTCTAGTGTAGAAGTTGTTGCTGCGCGATCAGTTGCCGCATCACCTGAATATCCTTCAGCGATCTTGAACGGTGATAGTGCCTCATCACCTGCTGTTACATCAGTGCCGTTTGTGCTGTCAAAGTTGTCAGCATAACGTACACGTAGTGTGTGGATTTGACCCACTGGACCAGTCATTGGCTGTACGCCAACTAGTTCGTTTGCAATCACTGTCGGCATTACACGACGGATTACTGGTAAAATAACTCTGTTAAGAGTTGCTACGTTACCGGCAGAAGTAGCACCCGCTGTTGCACTCTCTGACAAGTACTTACGAGTGTTTTCAAGAGTGGTCGCCATGACCTGTGCCTTGTGGCCGCTAAGACCTTCCATTAGTGCGCTCTTGGTGTCCTGCCAGCGACTTTCTAATAGTTCTGACATTTTCAGTTCTCCTTAATTATAAACCTGCAAGACGACGAAGCTCTATTACATTCTCGTCTTTTGCTTTTGTTGTTGTGACACTCTCGTCACGGTTGCCTGTTACTTCTTTGCCTTCTGTTAGGGGTGCCTTCTGCTTCGCTGGAGTCTTCCCGTCAATAACTGCCGGTAGGTACTTGTCAAACGCAGAGCGTAGCTTTGCAGTTTGCACTGATTCCAGTAAATCTGTCATGATTTCTCTTTGATCTTTCGATAAAGGTGAAATCAAATCATTCATGATTTCGCTACGTTGAGCGGATTCTATGAGTGCTTGCTTTTCAGCCTCTTTGCTTTCGATCAACTTTGTAGCTTTATCAACTGCAAGTTGTGCTTCTGCAAGTTTCTTGTCTTTTAGATCAAGAACTTTCATTAGCTTTGCAGTTTCTGACTTTTCATTTAGGTAGCTTGTAGAATATTCGTTTGCAAATGCTTCGAATAGTCTGCGACCAAAGTCATTTTTGCGTGCAGCTTCGATGTCTTCTTTAAGCTGACTAATTTCTTTGTTAAGACCTTTGCCAACTGTTTCTGCCACCATTTCTGCACTTCTTTTTACGAAGTCTGATTTGACTTCTGCGAATTTAGATTTTGCTTCTTTTACAAGTTTTACCTTTGTTTCTGCAAGATCTTTTTTGTCTTCATAAAACTCTGCAATTTCTTTAGACAGTGCTTCAACCACGAATTCTTCTAGCTGTGTGTACTTTTCAGCCATTGCTTTCTGATCTTCGTGCAGTTCTGAAACTTCTTTACCTAGCTGTTGTGTTACAAACTTTTGTAGTAGATTTGCATTTTCACGCATCGCTACTGCATACTTTGCTTTTGCTTCAGCTAGTTGCTTGCGATCTTCCGCAAACTCTTGAATTTCTTCTGCAAGACGCTCTGATACCATTTGATCAATTGCTTCTACCATTGTTTGCTTGTCGTGTTCGTACTTCTGTGCAAACTCTTCGCGCAACTCAGCAGTTACCTGCTGACGGTTTTCTTTGATCTTGGCATTCCAAGCCTCTTCGATTTCCGCACGGACATCTTCAGAAACTACATCGTTTTCAAAAAGTGTCTTTAGTGCATCCAACATTACGTTTTCTCCTTTTATTGGAGTCGACTGATTATGTTAATCAGCGATTCTTTTAAATATTTTTGTGCCTTTGCGTCTTCTCGAGTCGCCTGTGCCAGTTCATATGCCTTATACCCACCGCGGGCATTCATTAGATGCTCGTAGATAGGCGTAGGATATGCGCCNGGAGCACTAGGTTGAGCGACAACATCTACGGTAATAATTTCAAAATCTGAAACTTCACCNGATCCGTCCTCTTTTACATTACCAGAACCCCTAGAGGACACACCTAGTTTAACTCCGCTTTCTAGCATTGTGCGAACTAGTTGTCCCATAGGGGTTGGTAGTATTTTTAACTTTCCATAACCGTTTGGTCCGTCCATCCAGCAGTCCTGAATCATATGGCTTACGCGGTCTAGGTTAATGTTAAGTCCTTCTGGATGATCAACTTCGCCGAGAACTGAATAACCAGTACTAATCTGATCGTTGAGAGTTTTGACAGCCCTGCCAATTTCATTTACAGGATACACACGCTGATTAGCGTTGCGTACTCCGCCCTGTATCATGATACCTTTCATGTACAGGTCTTTTCCTTCGTTAGCAGACTCAACGACTATATTAGCTTGGTCGAATGTCAAATGCTCTCGTAGATANTTGTTCATCTTCAGTCCTTATTTTGCGCGAGTGCTTACCTTATTAAGTGTGCTACCTGCGCTCTTGTCTGCAGATTCTGGCTTACCTTTCTTTTCAGCGCCATGGCCTGCTGGCTGAGCTTTCATTGATTTGCTCGCCTTGCCACCTGGAACGTTTACGTTACCAGTTGACATATCTTTAGCACTTGTATCGCTTAGTGCAGAACCTTTTACTGCTCCGCCTGCTGCGCCTGCTTCTCCGCCTTCACCTGTTGTTGACTGGTTTAGGTTTCCTGCTGTGCCACCCATGTCGTTTTTACCTGCTACAGCTGACTTAGTACCGTTAGTACCTGTGTCGCCCATTGTAGCTGATACTTTTTCAACATATTCTTTCATT